GATTTAAGTTTAATTTGGCTAAGACACCAAAGGTAGACTTCTTTTCCCAGTCAGTTTCAATACCAAATATCAATCTAGGAGTGTCTATTCAGACATCTTACTTGAAAGATATCCCTGTGCCTGGAGATAAGATGGACTACGGTGATCTGGATATTGAATTCTTCATTGATGAGAATCTAGAAAACTATTTGCAGATAGAAAGATGGATGAGGTCACTTGGATTTCCTGAGACTATTGCTGAGTCAATTCCTCTGAATCCAAATAACGATGATTTACTTATGGGTAGTCGATCTGACGGAACTATGTTAATATATAATAGTAGCTTCAATCCAGTAGCAAGGGTAAATTTCAAAGACATGTTTCCATCTTCTCTGACTCCTGTGCCATTTACTGCTGATGTAACTGATATAAATTATATTATGGCGACAGCTACTTTCAAATATACTATTTTTAATGTGGAGAGTTTGATCGAGAATGAATCTTGAGTTCATACAAGGACTTTGGGATAAGGATTCGGTTATAGATAATGAATTATTACACTCAGAATCTACTAAAACACCAGCCTTACACGCAAAGTACTATAAAATTTTTACTAATATCCTGACTTTACAGAAAGCACAGGAAACTCAATATAAAATATTGAAAAAGGAAAAGTGGATATACTACAGTGGTAAAGCATCACCAGAAGTATATCAAGAAAAACCTTTTGATTACAAAGTTCTAAAGGCCGATTTAGACAAATACTTTGATGCAGACCCAGATCTCATCAAGTGTACCGCAAAGATAGAGTACTACCAGATAATGTTAGATTATTTGGAGAGCATACTCAAGGTCATTCAAAACAGAACCTACCAAATCAAGAATGCCATTGAATGGCAACGATTTACAAATGGGTTATGACTAGTCTTAAGATTGCCAAAAAGAATGAAGTGCATCTTACAGTGGATGCAGAACCTCATGTACAACAGGAATTATCAGATTACTTTACATTTGATGTTCCTGGCGCAAAATTCATGCCGCAGTACAGGAGTCGTCATTGGGATGGCAAGATAAGATTATTTTCTACTGCTACTGGAGAAGTATATGTAGGATTGTTAGACAAAATAGTCTCTTGGGCTAAGAAAGCAGACTATAATGTAGAATTTTTAGAGAACGAAACTTACGGAACTCCATTTGAAGAGAACGAGGAGATATCATTAGAAGGCGTAAAGGACTATATGACTGCAATCTCCAGTCATAAACCAAGAGATTATCAAATTGATGGTGTATTTGATGCACTTAGAAACAATAGAAGGTTAATTATATCACCCACTGGGTCAGGTAAGTCACTCATGATCTATGCTGTTGCACGTTATCATGTAGGTAGAAAGAGAAGAATATTGCTTGTGGTTCCAACTACATCTCTTGTAGAACAGATGTACAAAGATTTTACTGATTATGGTTGGGATGTAGAAAAATATTGTCATAGGGTATATTCTGGAAGAGATAAAAACTCACAACAACGTGTAACAATATCAACTTGGCAGTCTATCTACAAGATGGATAGACAATGGTTTTCTCAATTTGATGTTATAATAGGAGATGAAGCACATCAATTCAAATCCAAGTCGCTAATCAATATCATGTCTAAGATGAGAGATACAAAATATAGATATGGATTTACAGGAACTCTAAGTGGCACACAGACTCATAAATGGGTCTTAGAAGGACTCTTTGGGCCATCATACAAAGTAACCAAGACCTCAGATTTGCAGGCCAAAGGACAACTGGCGAAGTTATCCATACGGATTATACTACTTAAACATGAACCCCGCCCGTTTGATGAATACAGAGAAGAGATGAACTATATTATAGAACATGATAGAAGAAATTTGTTCATAAAAAATCTTGCTGTCACTCTAAAGGGTAATACTTTGGTGTTGTATAGTCGAGTCGAAGCTCATGGTGAACCATTATACAACTTAATAAATAGTTCTGTAGAGAACGAACGTAAAGTATTCTATGTACATGGCGGAGTGGATGGAGAGGAAAGAGAAGAAGTTAGAAGAATTACGGAGAAGGAATCCAATGCAATCATTGTTGCCAGTTACGGCACCTTCTCAACTGGAGTTAACATTAAGAACCTTCATAATGTAATTTTTGCGTCGCCTTCCAAGTCTAGAATTCGTAATCTTCAATCCATAGGTAGAGTTCTTCGTAAATCGAAGAATAAAACCTCAGCGATGCTATATGACATTGCGGATGACATCACATATAATTCCAAAAAGAATTATACTTTGAATCATCTTATAGAGAGAATTAAAATATATAAAGAAGAGGACTTTAATTATGAACTATCCCATATCAAGCTAAAATAAATGGAAGACGAATTCTACGCATCAGTTAAATTAGTATCAGGGGAAGAAATTTTCGGGGAGGTGATGCCTTCTGAGGAAAATGGTCGCACGGTTTTAATTATAAGTGATCCTGTAGAGATCGAAACAGTGAGTATGAATGGATCTCACGAAGGTCTTCGCATGATGCCATGGTTGAGAAGCATGCCTACTGAAGGTATTATTATCATTCCAATGGATAGAGTCATCACTGTAGTTGAGGCACAGGAAGACTCCGAGGTCGTCGCCTATTATCAAAGATTTATTATGACTAATCTTGCTGGTGGTTCATCAGAAAAGATAAAAGTCACAAAGAAGATGGGATATGTAATTTCAGTCGAGAAAGCTAGAGAGACTCTAGAGAAAATATATAAAAAGCCTCAGAGTGATATAGATAGCTAAATTGCTCTTGCGCTCTGACAGAGCTATTGTACATCTATTTCATAGACTTGTCAAGCGTCCTGTTTTATGGTATACTTAAACTAACAAAAGAGGTAACATAGAATGCCTGCAAAAGCAAAAACGCCAGGTGCTCCAAAAAAGAAAAGAGCAAGATCTGAACATTACGTTAACAATAAAGAATTCCTATACGCCATCGTACAGTATAAAGCTGATGTAAAAGAGGCGGAAGAGAAGGGAGACCCTAAACCTAGAATTACAAACTACCTTGGTGAGTGTTTCGTAAAAATCGCGACTCACTTGTCATATAAACCAAACTTTGTGAACTATATGTTCAGAGAGGACATGATATCAGATGGCATCGAAAACTGCGTTCAGTATATACATAACTTCAATCCAGAGAAATCTACGAATCCTTTTGCTTACTTCACTCAAATCATACACTATGCTTTCCTCAGACGTATACAGAAAGAGAAAAAACAAATGGAGATCCGTGAAAAGATCATTGAGAAGTCGGGGTATGATGAGGTTATGCATGTTGACGACACTTACGGCAATTCTAGTGACTACAATTCTATAAAAGAAGCAGTTCAAACAAAGATGAATCAATGAAGCTAACTCAAGATATTATTGATAAGATTCAAGAAGCGATGAATCATACCAAGAAAGATGGTAGTATTAACTGGCAAGATAGTGATGAGATTGAGGTAAATTTAGCAGGAACATTTGCTGCTGACAGGTTTATTGTCATCAAGAATAAAACGAAAGACCCAGTGATTTCTGCTGCACCACACCCATACTTTGATTATGAGAAGGGTGAGTTTACTAAATGCAGTAGAGAAGAATATTTAAAAGAACAAAAGGAACTAAAGAATGAAAATAGCGATAATAACTGATACTCACTTCGGAGGTAGAAGGGGTAGTAAGGTATTCCATGACTTCTTTCAAAAATTTTACGACAACATATTTTTCCCAGAACTAGAAAAGAGAGGTATCAAACACTGTATCCATATGGGTGATGCTTTTGATAACCGAAAGAATATAGATTACTGGTCTTTAGATTGGGCAAAAGAACATGTATATGACAAGTTTGAAAAATTAGGCGTCCGAGTTTGGCAACTCGTAGGTAATCACGATGTCTATTATAAGAATACAAACAAGATCAATTCAATTGATTCGCTCCTAGAACATTACGACAATATCATTCCTATATCTAAACCAGAAACATATGATATAGATGGATTCAAAGCAATGATGATGCCTTGGATATGTGATGAGAACTATCAAGAGACTCTTGCAGCGATAGAAAAATCAGATGCCAAAATGGCTTTTAGTCATTTAGAACTACATGGATTTGAATTATATCCAGGCATGTTTCAGCAGGGTGGTATTGATAAAGGTATCATTGCTAAGTTTCCTACAGTATTCTCAGGACA